GTCAGCGGAGGTACAGCCGTACCATCGGCAACGCCCGCTTTCCAGTCGTCAGTGCCGATCTCGGGGTCAACGTACAGTGACGTGGTACTAACGCCCTGACTGGTTCCGCCGGAGTAACGACGGGCAGCAATGGCGATAGCGGCGATCTGTTCCCGGAAGCCGGCCTGCGTGACATTGATATCGTTAATTGCACCAGTCTCGCCAGGCAGGATGATGGCAGACACGTTTAGCCCCCTATGCAGCTTCTAGCTTATGTGCCCATTCTAAGCTCAATGGGACCTGTCGTAACAAAATTCGCGGTCCCCACAATAATTTCGCCAGCCCTAGTGTTGATGGCGCTATTGGTAATTAAAATATCGCATTCATAAAACAAGTCGCCTGGCAGCAGCTCCGGCTGAGAAACGCTCTCTTGTCTGCCGTAAATCATGTAAAACTGAGCTTGAGCCTTGCAACCCTTTTCCGTTAATAGCAAGAGCTGTAGCAGCGCTGTAGCGTCATAGCTGTCTTCGCTCGCTTTTCGATCAATATCAAAGTCAAAAGTGCCACCTCCACTTACAATTGATTTTATATTTTCACCAAATTTATCGCCAACTGCTGTTGTGTTGATTCCTGCAGCATCAAGCTCAATACTCCATTCCGCAATGCAGCCTTGAATGATCCATGGGAATCCATTGATCCAGCGGCGAGGAGACAGCTCTGCATCGTCGTATTCTGCTGTCCCCGCGACTGGCTGCAAGAACAAAGGCGGAAAATCACAAATACTTTCTAGCGTCACCTCATCGGTTACGTCACTTAAGCGATATTCACCAACCGCTGCCACGCATTCCGCGAGCGCGTTGTCGTATTCTTCGGTTCCGGCGGCGGACATAATAATATACTTAAAATTTAATTGTTTAATATCAATCCTGTCAGCAGGCGCCCCTTTGAGAGCTTTAGTTCGCGTATCGTAAAAGCTAATTCGATCAAGTCTATCCCTGTAAATATAATAAGTTCCTGTATTAACGGGTGCGCCTTGATTGTAAAAATAAACTGAGTCGTCACCAGTTACATAATATTGATCGTCTTCTGCTGTTACGTGGCTCCTATTGGCGCCAAGCTCCCAAAACGACCCAAAATAACAGCCAACCCCGCTCGGTAATGCATCTGTTGATATAGGAAGTCCTTCAAAAGATAAAAGCCTTACTTCGTCACCATTCCAAAATTCTTGGCTTCTCACCAAGAAAACATCAATATCAGCTCGAGCGCTAGACGCTGGAAGCACTATCGGACTAGGAGCATCGCGCCTAAGCCGAACAATTCCATTTGTGCCAAGAACTGCCATCCTCAGAAGCCACCGCTAACCGAACCAGAAACCTGAAATGATATGGAGCAGATTTGAATATCAGCAACACTGACATTGGGGGAAACGCTTGTCAGAAACGCAGAACAGCTAAAAGTCTTGCCACCTGACGAATCAAGGACAAATTCAACAGATTGCGCAACTGTCGAATCGTTGCCAAAAACACTGTTCAACAATGCAACCGCACCACCCTCTGACGGGTCATACATCAATTCGGCGGTGCCAGTCGTGCCGCGCAACCCTGGAACGTATGTACGATCATGCTTCCCAAGGTCTGTGGTCTCCAGTGCGTCTTTGTTGATGTTCAAAGACCAAGACCGAACCTTGCCAATTGTGCTGCCATTCCAGCGTAAGGCACCATTTTTACCAGTAAGGACTGCCAAGGCTCACTCCAATCTGAAAGTACTTTAGCTAAAAGTCGCGAGTTGCTTCAAGCGTTACGCGAACGCTGCTGACCCCCGGCACCACGCGCTGCAACTGAGGTGGTTCAGCAAAATGCCAAGAAAGCTGATCGCCACCATCAGCAAGATAAGCCACCAGTGCCGCATCGGCTCCCGTGAAAACATCGGCTGGAATCGCAAGGGTGTCTAGCTGCCCTCGAGCCCCATTCCACGCGCTTAAAAATTCAGTCGCAACAGCATCCGTTAGGTTGTCAAAGCTCAGGCTCAAAACCGAGCGTGACCCACGGTTACCGAAAATGCGGCGAGAGACGACACCGCTAAGCGAGGTGTTGGACTTGACCGGAAATTCAGGAGCGGTGAAATCCAGTGCCGTGGGCGTGACTGCCGGAAAATTTGCCATGGTTACAGCTCCGTCCAGTACGAGTCATCGCTCCATTCAGCGTAAAGCTGGAGCGTGCCATCAGACAGCATCGGAGTGTGGACGGCTTCGATCTCGTAGCCATCATCGCTCGGCTGGATGGAATCAATGCGGTAGGTACGCGTTGTAATTTCGGAAGTCTTGACCGTGAAGACGATCCCGGAGGGACTGGCGGTTGTGCCGCCATTGCTGACCGTCAGTGTGCCTTCAAGAACTTCGGCGTTTTGTTCGCCAGTCCAGTACACAACTGTGTGCGTACCATCCGCCAAGGCAGTAGACGATACCAGCTTGCCGTCTCCGGTTACAGCCCCATTGACGAACTGGTTGTAATACGTGTAATCGAGAGCGACCTTAATGAAATCGCCGGGTGCCAGCGAACTGGTTAGTGCTTCGTAGGTGGTTGTAATCTTGACTGTGTGGTCAGACAGCTTACGGGCGCCAATGATGTATCGCGCTGCTTTGATGGCGTGGTTTTCACTGGTGCAGAAGTCCGACACATCGATGCTTTCGGTAACGCCCTCGCCCCAAGACGTGTGATACACAAGGCGTTCCTGCGGTTCGGGGAATAGGCCGTATGAGGGATCAGTGCTTTCTGACGGCGCTGCACCACCATATTGTTCAGTTCTGTATTTGACCGACAACGACACTGGCTGACGTTGCTCGGCTTCTGCCATGCGCAGTTCCATGCTGATGCAGTTGCCCGCAGTAAACAGACCACGAATTTCAGGTTGCTCTGGAATCGCTTGTTCCAAGTAAAAGATTCCACCGCGCTCGATCAACAGCAGGCAGTGCGTTGCTGCAGTATCGGCTGCCCACTGACGCCAGTTCGTATTGTTCAGCTTTGGACCGTCGTAGAAGAAGCGATTGTCTAAACAGAACTGGGCAGCAGCAGTGAACGAGGCAGTATCAATTTGCTCTGCGCTAATTTCATCGCCTAAGCCGTAGCGCGTATTGGTCATGAAGTCATAGAGAATTTCAGGGAACAAATGCGTTGATTCATACCCGCCCAGTAAACGGTTCACCTTGATGCCTTCAGTAACATATGCCGAGAACTGCGAGAACTGCGACCATTCCCGTGTTGCCTTAGCGTTGATGCCAACAAGGCAAAGATTGTCGTACTGTGGCGCCGTGTCGTTTGGCTGAATTACATTCACATAGGTCACTTCGTGCTCGGGAGCAGACGAGCATGTGGTGGTAATTTCGTCATACATGAAGAACTCAGCCGCACGGGCGTACAAATCAATATATGTGCCATCGTTATTGGAACCATAATCGCCATCCTCTCCTGGCTCTGTCCAGCTAAGGCCAATCTCGCGCTTAGGACGCAAGCCTTGTATGTCAAACAGCTCGTCAAATGAAACGCCAGTTAAAAACTTGCCTTTTGTATAGGCAACACCACCGAGGAATGGCACGCTTAATGCAGGACCTGCATTTGCATCAAGCTCCACTACTGTCACCTCACCACGATCAATTCCCCAGCGCAGCTCCCAGCTTGAGACGGGCTCAATGCGCAGTTCCCAACTTGCATCACCCGCCATCAAAAAACGAAAGTAATTAAAGGTGGGTGTTTCTTTTGCGCTAGCCACTGCAAACACATAGGTGTCCATGGGGAGAAAAGCGCTATCTACGGCTGGATCACTTCGCAATGCAATTCGGAAAAAGCTATAGCGTCGTTCTGGTGATGTGACCGTCCCAGAAGTGAAAACTGAGTTGGTAAGATTATCTTCGATATCTTTACCGTCTAAAGCATCAGCAGCTTTCCAGTTGATAGCACGATATCCAGGCACCTCGTTAGTCCCAGTCTCTTCTGCTTCTACGGCATCAATTTCATAGGTGATGGTGCGCGTGCCACCACCGCTGATAGCAAGTCCGACTGTCACAGAATTGCCCACCTTATAGTCGCTGCCACCATTGTCAATTACGGTGGAAGTAATCAAACCGCCTGCAACAGTAATCGACAGTGCAAGACCAGTTCCAGAGCCGCCAGACACTGTAGGCGTAAACGTGCCATTAACTAGCCCGCCAGTATTACCAGATACAACGAGAACAGCCGTGACAATGCCGTAGGTGTAATCAGGAATCTCAATGGGAATGTCGGCAAAATTGCACATGCCTTGAATTTGCATGGCAACAGTGCTACGAATGCCTATTTCAAAACGACGCGTGCGACGGTTAAGTGTGATGCCACCTAATGCGCAGCGGAAAATTTGGGGGAATGCAGACGCCGTGTAATAGCGTTCGCCAATCTCGCCTTCAGCATAATCTGTGCCAACAGTGTGATACAACCATGGCTTAGAAGCGCGGTTGTCCCCATCTTCTGCAGGGTAAATTTTGTTCGCTGCTGGTACGTCAAAGAATCGAGTGTCTACGAGGGACGTGCCTACTACGCCGATAGTTCCGGCGCGTACCACCTTGAACGTACAGAACAGGCTTTCACCAGGGCTTCCGGGGTCATCTTCTGCTGGCGTGCCCTCTTGAAGAGCATCAAGACTGTAGTCTGATTCGCTAATAAATACAGGACTGCGCGAAATTAAGATGGCCAGACATGAACCTACTTTGTAAAGCTCGCCTTCCTCCAATGCAGCGTCGTATTGTTTCTGCCGTCCAGCAACTGCCTGTCCAACACTAACAAGAGTTTCTTCGCCATCCATTGAACCGCGCTTATTATCGCTGTTCCTTTGGTTGACAAAAATAGATGGATTTTTGCGTTGGTTCCTAACTGCATCAGACTTGGAGCTGAGCATATATTGGAAAGTGTCGCCCACTTCAAGATCCACTAAGCCATCTGCGTCGGCTGGCTTTGATGCAGAAATAATGCCAGCTTTACTGCTGTAACAGTATTTATACTTCCAAGCCTCTGCTACTGCTTGGGCATCATCAACTGCGTCATACTCATCTTCATTGGCTTGAAGTTGGCGCAATGGGCGGATGCGTGGATTGATGCGATAGCCAAGTCCG